TTCGGGCTTTTTCCACGCTGACGCTGGAACGACCCAAGGACGCACCGACCAATGCCGAGACGGCCAGCGCGGAGTATTCGTGGTGAGCCAGACGCTTATGCGATGGATCGCAGACAACAACCTGACCCGCGCCTCGTCATGAACGCGCTGCAAGATTACGGCAAATGCTCTGACCTGTGCGTCGAGGTCGAGGACGTAGGCAATGGGGGCGAGTGCCTGCGGTGGTTATTAGGGCGGGATGTGAGGGAATATCGGAGGTCCGAGAAGTGAGCGAGGCATACAAGCAACTGCCGGGACATCAATACGCTGGCAAGACGATGGGACGGGGACACAGGCAGCGCAGTAAGATTATGAAGGCTCTGAATGGCGTAGCGTCTTTGGCTTTGATTGATGAGGTAATGCGCGAGGATAGGCAAAGGGTTTTGGCTATAGCCCCCCCGGTAAGGAATCTTTTTGGAGAGGGGAAATAACGGTGTTTAGGCGTCATGTATGCTGTTTTTGAGTGTTAACTGACTGCACCTAAAGTTAACACGAAGTTGACACGGGCGAGGTTGACATGACTGTCCGCGCTCTTGCCGCCGCCCTCGGAATTACCGGGGCCGGGGCGCATAAGTGCATCAAGCGCGGGATGCCCATCGACAGCATTGAGGCCGCTCAATCTTGGTATCAGCGAAATGGCCGCAGCCGCATAGCGAGTCAGCCCCGGCCATCGCCGAACCCGACTCCCGTAGAGATTTCCACGGAGAACGAAGAATCCCCCGAACCCGTCGAACCCGAACCCGTCGCGGAACCGACCAAGACCTTCACCGATACCGACAACTGCCGGGAGGCGCTTAACGAGCAAAGGCAGCTACGCAAGCACGCCGCCGCCCAAGTCGCCCGCCTGCACCACTCCGGGGATATCGAAGCCTCGCGCCGATGGGCGCAAACGCATCAGCAATACATCGCCAAGCAAGTCGCCTATGAACGGCAGCTTCGTGACCTTATGGAGCGGGACGGCAAGACGATGCAAGTCGAGGACGCCGAGCGGACATATCGGCAAGTCTTTAGCGATCTACGGCAAAAGCTGGTCGCTGCCCCTGCAGCCCTATCCGCGCAACTTAACCCGAACGACCCGATTCACGCAAAGGGCATCATGGAAAACTGGGTGCGTCTTCTTTTCAAAGGAATCTATGAAAACAACAAACCTATCAGTTGAAAAACTAATCCCTTACGCGGGCAACCCACGCAAGAATGACCATGCCGTTGAGACAGTGGCCTCGGCCATCAAGCGCTTCGGCTTTCGCGTCCCAGTGTTAGCGAAGTCTGACGGCTCGCTGATCGACGGGCATCTGCGCGTAAAGGCCGCAAAGCACCTTGGCATGGAGGAAGTTCCGGTCGTGCTGTGCGATGACTTGAGCGAGGCCGACATCAAGGCGCTGCGAATCAGCATCAACCGCATGGCGGAATTGGCCGAGTGGGACGCTGAACTATTGAGCGCGGAGCTTGAGGGATTGGCAGCGGAAGGGATTGAGCTTGGGGATGTCGGATTTGATTTAGACGCACTCAGCAATCTTGGGGCACTATTGCCCGGACAAGAACAAGAGCCGACCAAAGGATCAACGCAGGAAATCGACGTTGAAGGTTTTGAGATGGAGCACAAGTGCCCGCGCTGCGGCTTTGAGTTTAACGGGAAACCGGAATGAAAAAGCCAGCCTGCGCCTGGAGCCTGGCAGACCTCGAAGCCGTTCCGAAAAACGGCATCAAAGTCATGTCCACGTTTGCTTGCGGGGGCGGGTCAACGATGGGCTACAAGCGGGCGGGCTGCGAAGTCATCGCTGCTAACGACATTGATCCGCAAATGGCGTGGCACTATCAGCACAACCTTAAGCCCAAGCATTATTTCCTGTGCCCGATCCGCGACTTGCTAGCAGCTGAACTTCCGTCCGAATTGTTTGAGCTGGATATTCTCGACGGCTCGCCGCCGTGCTCGACATTCAGCATGGCGGGAAGCAGGGAAAAGGCATGGGGCAAGAAGAAGCACTTCCGCGAAGGTCAAGCGGAGCAAGTGCTATCCGACTTGTTCTTTGATTACCTCGATCTTGTTGCGCATCTCAAGCCCAAGGTTGCCATAGCCGAAAACGTCAAGGGCATGATTCTTGGCAATGCTAAAGGCTACACAAAACTTGTAATGCAAAGATTCCGCGAGATTGGTTATAGGCCACAATTGTTCCTTATCAATGCTGCTGATTGTGGAGTTCCGCAACGCCGCGAGCGCGTCTTCTTTTGTGCGCTCCGCAATGACATTGAAAAGCCGACGCTAAAGCTGGCGCCTAAGCACAGCTGGATTTCAGTCGGTGCGGCCACACTGGATTTACAACTATTAACAACTGCCGAACAACAAGAAACACGCCCCGCGCCATTTGATTTAAAATGGTGGCCGCTAACGCAATGTGGCAGCGATTACGGATCGGCCGCCTTAAAAACAATAGGAAAGCCGACTGGTTTCAGCACTAAAAAACTAAAGAGTAATATCACCGGCAATACACTGCCAGCAACAGATTGTATCCGCCATTGGTCGGAGTGCCGGTCTTTAACATTCCGCGAATGGAAGCGTCTCGGCAGCTTTCCCGATGACTATCAGGCTAAGTCCGACAAGATCGGCAAATACATGATCGGCATGAGCGTGCCGCCAAAGATGACAGAAGTTGTGGCCCGCGCCGTTGTTGAGCAATGGCTGCAATGACCCTCACAGCACAACTCGACCGCAGCCTGCGCGATGTCTTCGCGCCTGTGGACACGCGCCAAGTCTGGCAATGGGCCGAGGACGAGATTGTGCTGTCCCGCCGTCAGACCGAAACGCCGGGGCCGTATTCAACCCTGCTTACCCCTTACGTCCGCGAGCCGCTGGAATGTTTCAGCGATCCGCGAGTGACCGACCTCGCGCTTTGCTTTGGAACGCAGACCAGCAAAACAACCATCGTCATGATCGGAACAGCATGGCGCATGAGCAACAATCCTTTCCCGACACTTTGGGTCATGCCCACGGAAAGCATGGCGCGCTCGTTTTCCGAGAACCGCTGGCAACCGATGGTCGATGACTGCCGCCCATTGGCCGCGCTTAAGCCGCACAATACGCATCGCTACAAAACGCTGGAGCAGCAATTCAAAGACGCCACACTCACTTTCGTCGGGTCAAACTCGCCATCAAATCTGGCTTCGCGTCCTGCCGGGTTGCTCGTCATGGACGAAACGGACAAGTTTGCCGAGGCCACGGAAAAGGAATCCTCTGCCGTAGCCTTGGCCGAGAATCGCACCAAGAGCTACACGAACGCGCTCCGGGTCAAGACCTCGACGCCGACCACGCCAGACGGCGAAATTTGGACGGCATTTCAATCGGGCGATCAGCGCTATTACTACGTCCCGTGTCCGCATTGCGGCGACAAGCAACGGCTGGAGTTTTCACAGGTCAAATGGGACAAGGAGGCCAAGCTCGACGGCAAGTGGAACGAGGACGCCGTGCGCGCTTCGGCTTACTACGAGTGCGCGGCTTGCCAAGGCAAGATCACGGACGGCCACAAAACCAAGATGCTGCGCGAAGGCGAATGGCGCGCAACGAATCCCGCCGCCTCGGCGGGACGCCGCAGCTATCACCTCAACTCGCTTTATGCGCCGTGGCGATCCTGCGGCTTTGGCGAATTGGCGGCAAAGTTTTTGCAGGGGAAAGATACACCCGCCGACTTGCAGGACTTCAACAACTCGACGCTGGCGATTCCATACGCGCCGATCGACGTAAACGTCCGCGAGGAAAAGGTGAGGCAATGCCGGGACGTTTCCTGCGAGTGGCAAAAGATTCCGCCGCATTGTTCCGGGGATCGCTTGGCTTATTTATTCCTTGGCGCTGACCCCGGACAAAATCAAACGCATTGGGTTGTTTCCGCAATTAGCATCACGGGGGAGATTACCCCGATTGATTGCGGCACGGTGTTGTCGCCCGAAGACCTTATCGCATTCGTGCAGGAAGATAACCCCGCTCGTCTTCGTTACCTCGACGCGGCGGGCAATGACGTTTTCATTCAGCGCGGCCTTGTCGATAGCGGCTACCTCACCGAGCGCGTTTACAATGTGTGCTATGCCACGGCCCCGCTGCTATGGCCGAGCAAGGGAAGTGACGCGGCCTTTGGCAAAGACCCGGTGCGATACACGCGCTTGCAACAACCCGAAGGATTGGGCCTTTACACTTACATCGACCAAACGCTCAAAACGGAGTTTTACGATTGGCGAATCAATCGCCGCCGCGTTCCGCTTTTCCGTTTACCGATTGACGCACCCGACTCGCTCATCGCCGGACTCAGCGGGCAGCAACTCATGACGAAACGCACGGCGGGCGGGACGTTGCAAACGTGGAAGAAGTTACCAAACGATCACTACGGGGATTGCTGCAAGTTGGCCGTGGTTAGTTGGCAAATTCTCCGGGGGAATTTCGACGCGGGCGCGGCCCCGTCAGAAGAGGCGACCCCGTAAACCCCTAATAAACAGGGGCTTAAAATAGTGCAAAAAAAGTGCATTTTTTGCACCTTTTTCCCTTTACAAAGACAAGCGGTTGTCTTAAATTGTCCCCGTTATGAGAACACAGAACACACAAACACAAGTCGAAACCGTCGAGTCCGTCCGCAGCCGCCAAGTCATCTGGGTTGATTGGATGCAGAAAGCGACCGCAGGACTTTCCGACGATTCGCTTGTCGAAGTCACAACACAGCACACGCCGTTTGGCGACTACTGCCTCGGCATTAAACCCGTCACGAAATAATTCAACCAAACACAGAACCATGAGCAACAACACACACACCACAACGGGCGCGGGGAACACCACCGCCGCGCATCACACACCGGGGCCGTGGATGACCAATTCGGACGGCGAAATCGTGGATCGTCAAGGGCGCATGATTGCTCCCGTGATCCACGCGCACAACGTGCCGAGCCTTGCGTTCGCTCGCGGCAGCGGCCACAACATCGCGGAGGATGACGGCGGCGAAGCTAACGCCCGCCTCATCGCCGCCGCACCGGAACTGCTCGACGCCCTGCGCGAGATCGAACTGCTGGCCCGCGACATCAAGCGGTCGAACAACGCAGACGCCATCGTCTGCAAGTGCATGGACGTAATCGCCAAGGCAGCCAATCCCAAACCCATCCAACTCACAGGCTGGACGCGCATGGCCTAACTGACCTCCCTCCCGCCCCCGCACGCCGGGGGCGGCATGGGACGCCAGACGGCGAACCACGATCAGCGGCGGCAACCGCTGAAATAAAAAGAAAGAACACAGAACAATGATAAGCACACTCGAAACCACCGGATCACTTAACCGCGATCCTCTCACCGCCGAACACGGCGCATCGACAGTCAGCGACCGCTACGGGTTTGTCTCAACCCGCACGTTGCTGGATAACCTCCAAGCCGAAGGATTCACACCGCGCGACATTCAGATCGCCCGCGTGAACAAGTCCGAGCGGCAGGGATTCCAGAAACACATCATCCGCCTCAAGCATGATTCCCTCATGCCGAGCATCGGCAATGACCATCAGCCCGAAATCGTGCTGATCAATTCGCACGATGCCCGGAGCAGCCTCAAGCTCGCCTTGGGAGTTATCCGATTCGTTTGCATGAACGGAATCATCAGCGGCGAAATGGCGTTCAGCACCCGCTTCATTCACCGCGACATTACCACGGATCGCGTGAACGAGGCGGCTATCGGACTGACCAAGATGGTGCCGCAGTTGCAGGCCCGCATTGCCGGGATGAAGGAGCGCACGTTGAGCGAGCCAGAAGTCGGCAAGTTTGTTCGTGACGCTGCCGCACTACGCTGGGATGACGAGCGGAAGATTAACGAGGTGACATGGGCCTTGGGCCGCAAACGCCGCTACGAGGACGGAACGAATAACCTGTGGCAAGTCTTCAATCGCGTGCAGGAAAACATCATCCGGGGCGGCTACCGCGTGCGCCGTATTACCAGCGCGGCCAAGGATGTTGAAATCAACCGCGACCTTTGGAACCTTGCGGCGGGATTCCTTAACTAATCAAGACAGGCGGGGAGTCCGATCCTCCCCGCCGCCTTACTAAAATGAACATCAACGAAATCGCCCTCGCCGCCGCGCACTTCAACGCGGCCCACGACTACGATCTCCCGTCCGCGCTCAAGCTGACCGAGATCATCATCCACCACGCGCATCTTGTGCAACTGGCCCGCATCCAAGCCGCCGATCCGCAACTTGAGTTGCCCATCGACTTAACCGACGCCGAATCGCTAACATAGCGCCACAATGAGCAAACAATCCGACATATCCAAAGCCGCCGCCGCCCTTGGCAAAAAGGGTGGGGCGGCAGGGACAGGCAAGGCCAAAGCCCGCAGCAAAAAGCACTACAGCGAAGCGGGGAAGAAAAGCGGGGAGGTTCGCCGCCGCAACGCCGAGCTAAAGCGGCTTATGATTGAGAAAGGCGGCATCGACAAGGCGTGGGCAAAAAAGCATCTCATCGTAGATAGTTGACCGGGGGCTATTTGACCGATTTCTGGTTTGTGGTAATCTCCGCGCCAATGAGGCAAATCCTTCTCCCGCGTGGCCGTCATGGGCCACGATTCACCAGACGCTAAACGCATAGACGATCAACTCGCGCATCACGCCAACCCGCTTGACGATTACCGCGTTGGGCCAGAGTTGCCGAAGGATGCGCTGTCGGATTACTGCCTCGACGGGATTGGACAATTCCGCGAGCAGATGCGCCGTGACATGGCCTCGCTCATTTCCAAAGGCGCGGGCATCGACACCATCTTGATTTATCTGCAAGGGGTCATTCGCAGCGGCGTGGAAATCGGAGCCGCCGAGTGGATGGAGCAGGAGAACGATCCGGGTTCCTGCGCGCGGGGTGAGGAGGCCGCGCTCATCATTTTGCAGACCGTGACCGGGACGCTCATGGGCGATGGGGGTTATGTGCGGGCTTCGGCGCGGCAAATTGCCATGCATGGCTACGCGCTCCTGTTTGCCCTTGGCCGCACGCGCATGACCGAGACGCAGATTGCCGAGAAGTTCGGTTACACGCGGGCGAACGTCAGCGCCACGGTGCGGCAATACAAACGCAAATTTGACCTGCGGCAGTCGCGCGGAATGAAGTCAGACCGCGCGGTCGAGGTCTATCGACAACGGGCAACACAAGTCCACAACCAAAGAAAAGAAACACAGAACAAATGCAAAACGAACTCCAACTCAGTCAACCGTCTCTCAACCTTGAAGTCTGCATTGATGCAGACACTTGTGCCGCAGAGCTAAAACGCTGCGCGGAGCAAGCCGACAAGTGCGCGGCAATGACGCAGGGCTGCGCAGAACTGGCAATTCGCCATGCGTGGAACGCCGGGACGATCTGCAACCGCGCCAAGGAAATTGTTCCACATGGATCATTCAAAGATTGGCTGGAAGCTAACGCAGGCGAGCGCGGCTATATTACTTTAACTCGCTGGATGAAGTTGGCAAAAGTTTCACTGGTGAAACTTTTAGAGTTAGACAACGTAAAGACCTTAAAAGAAGCATACGTTGCGGCTGGCATATTGCCCGACTCACAACCAAAACCCGAAGGCGAAGGCGACAAGAACAAGCCGCCATTCTCGCTGTCTTTTCGCACCGTGTATCGCCTCCCGTCCGAGTGGAGCCGCGATGCAGCGAAAGACTTCCTTTATGAGTTCGACCGTCTCGCGCGTTTGGCCGCGCAGTTGAAAACGGAGTTCGGCCTGTGAGCGCGGATCGCGCAATGCCCGTCTTGCTGTTCTGCTTTGCGGCGATTGGCTTTGTCTGGTCGCTGGAGGTAGTCGCGCAAACCTTCCGTCTGTGGCTTGGTTGGTAACGGGCGCGCATTGACATTGAAAGAATGAGCATGACCTCCGAATTGGCAGGAATCAGAAAATATCTAAAACGCACCAAGTCTCTTGGAGAACTCCAGACTCTTGCTGACGGGCTGTATTCCATAGCTGATTCGGAGGTCACCATCACCTCAACGGGTTTTGAGGGTGGCAGCACATCAGGACAGGCGCGCAAATACAGCAAAGCCGACATTCTAAATTTGGTTGAGGACTTAATTGAAGACCTTGATCCCTCTGAGGAGCCGACCAAGGTCCGCTCGGCGGGCATGGTTTACGCCGATTGGTCGGAAGCGCCCGTGCGCCTGTAATTTGACAGACCGCCGCAGGCGTGGCGGAAATTCAAACGAAATCAAAGCGCGGTGGAGCGCGCCCCGGAGCAGGCAGGCCACGCAAGCCCGATGCTAAAAATGCAGCCTATGAGGCGGGCGAACTTTATCAGCCGGGCAGGACGTTCATCTATATGCCCACGGTGGAGCCGCGCAACGAGCTTACCAACGGCACGCGGGTCAACATCATGCGAAAGGCGCGATGGCTCTACAACAACGTGGGCCTCGCCGCACGCGCCGTGGATGGCGTGGCGCGTTATGTCTGCGGCACGGGCATCATCCCCGCCGCCCGCACCTCAGACGATGCATGGAACAAGCAGGCTGAAGAACTTTTTGAGGATTCGGTAGGCCGCGAGGCGTTTGGCTTCGACGCGGGCGGTCAGGTCAATTTCTACGAGGCGCAGAGCTTCATCATCCGCCACGTTGCTATCGACGGCGACTTTTTCGGGCAGTTCATCAAAAGCGAAAGCGGGCGCGCTCTGGTTCGGTTCATGGGGGCCGAGCAAGTGGGCAATGCCTCAACCCCGTTGGCGCAAGACGAATGGCAAGACGGCGTGCGGACGGATCGCTATGGTAGGCCGACACAATACCGCATCCTCGGCAGTGCCGACGCGCAGCGTTTCACCGATGTTTCTGCCGATGACATCCTGCATTTCCGCCGCCCTGTTCGGATTGGCTACACGCGCAGCCCATCTTGGCTGGCCCGCGCAGCCCTGCATCTGCACGACATGGCCGATATTGTCAGCTTCACCAAGCAGACGTTTAAGCTGGCGAGTCAGCCCGCTTTCATCATCGAGTCGCCCGACGCCATGCAAATTGGCATGGGAGCCGCGCTCAAAAAACAGGATGCTGCCACGGGCAGCGTGACGCTCGACAAGCTCTACTCGCAATCGGGCGTGGTGCAGTTGCCCCCCGGAAGCAAGTTGCAGCAGTTCAAGAACGAGCATCCCGGCAACAACTTCCAGCAGTTCCTCGATTTTCTCGCCCGCGATATCTCTTGGGGCATCGGCGTCTCGCCCGAAATGCTTTGGTCGGTGGCCGGGATCGGCGGGGCCAATACCCGCTATGTGCTGGCCGACGCACAGGTCTTTTTCTCCGAATTGCAGGAATGGCTCATCAATCAATTCTGCCGCCGCTTCTGGAAGTATTGGGTTTGGTCGGAGATTCAAGCGGGACGCCTGCCGCTGCGTGACGATTGGTGGAGGGTGGACTTCATCCCGCCCGCCCGCGCCACGGTGGACTTTGGCCGCGACACCAAGGCGCTCTTGGAGATCGTCCGCACGGGCGCAATGTCCACCCGCCGCTTTGCCGAGATGCACGGGCTGGACGAAGAGGCCGAAGAAGATGCGGCGATTGCTGCCGCTGTTCGCCGCAAGGAAAAGTGCGAGGCGGCAGGGTTGAGCGTCACGGACGTATTTCCGCCCGCGCCGGGATCACCAACGCCGATGGTTCACAACGAGACAGAGGAATATGCCGAACAACCCTCGCAAGTAGAAGTGCCGCCTGCCGACGTTTGACACCCGCGAGGGTGCATGACCCAGAAGTGGTATGCGTTTAAAAACTCTTCCGACAAGAGCGGCGAGATTGAGCTTTCTATCTACGACGAAATCGGTGCGTTCGGCATCGGCGCAAAAGAGTTCATCGCAGAACTGCGCGAATACAAAGGCCAGCACGTTCACGTCCGCATCAACTCTCCCGGTGGAGAGATCATTGACGGAAGCGCCATCGCCAACGCGCTAAACCGCCACGAAGGCGGCGTCACTGTCCACATCGACGGCCTTGCGGCTTCGATGGCGAGCTACATCGCCATGTCGGGCAAGCCGACTTACATGAGCGAAAACGCGCTCTTGATGATTCACAACCCGTGGACGCTCGCCGCTGGCGAGGCTGAAGACCTTCGCAAGCAGGCTGACTTGCTCGACACCATGAAGTCCACGCTGGTGCGCGGCTATCAGCGCAAGAGCGGGATGCCCGCCGAAGAGATCAGCCGACTCATGGACGAAGAGACATGGCTAACGGCGCTGGAAGCCACCGCGCTCGGCTTTGTGGACGCTATCGAGGACGGCATTCCTGCCGCCGCGAGCGCCAAGGATTTGCGCCACAGGTTTGACACTTTTGCAAGGCGCATGGACGAATCCAACTCCGTCGCCACCGAAACCGAAGTCGCCGCGCCTGCGGTCGAAGTCGCCGTTGAGGAAGCGCCCGTCACCGTCGAGGCCGCCGCGCCCGAAATCACCGAAGAGCCCGCCACCGAAGAGGCCGCGCCCGAAGCCAAGGCCGACGATTCTGCTGAAAAGCTTGCCGCGCTGGAAGCCGAGAAGGCCGAAGCCATCGCCCGCGCCGAAGCTGCCGAGGCCGAGCTTTCCAAAGTCAAAGACGCTTTCGCCGCGCTGGAGAAATCCGCAGGCGTTTCCGCCGCAACAGTCGCCCCGGTTGCCAAGTCCGAAGAGTCCGACCCCGTGGCGCAGTGGATGGCCGCAGTTGAGGCCAAGGACTTCGCGGCCAGCAACAAACTTTACGCCGAGCACAAGAAAGCCATTTGGGCCGCTCGCGCCTCACTTTCCAAGGCCACCAGCTAAGGAAAACCCAACAACCAACAAACCCAACCTAATCAACTAAAGATATGGCTAACGTATTCGATTCCGGGCTGGTGGTCGCCACCATCTCGCAACAAGTCCAGACGGTCTTGGCTAACCGCCTCGCTCCTCTGCGCCTTTTCACCACTGACTTCAGCAATGAAGTTAAGAAAGCAAAGGACACCATTCAGGTGCCCATCGTCTCGGCAACCAGCGCCACCGCTGTTAACCCGACCAATTTTGAACCCGGTTCCGATGTGACCGTTGGCAAAGCCACCGTCACCTTGGATCATGTGGCTCAGTTCTTCGGCATCAGCCAGGCGGATCTCGCCCTCGGCCATCGCCTTGAGAACCTCATCAAGATCAACGTGGACGCTCTGGCCGACAAGCTCTGGAGCATCGCCATTACGCCCGTCACGACCGTGAACTACGGCGCGGCGACTGTCACCACGACCACGATCACCCCCGGTTCGGGCCATTTGGCCTCGCTGTGGAGCGCGATCAGCAAGTCCAACAACAAGGGCTTGGTCGTTACTCCGTCGATCTACTCGGCGCTCATCCCGACCAACGCGGACTTCCTGCCGCTTCAAAACGGTGCTTATGGTTTCGATCAGGGCATCTACTACGCGAACAGCTTCAGCGGTGCGGTCGCGGGCCTCGACGGCTTCGCCTGCTCACGCGAAGCGGTGTGCGTTGCCTCGGCCAAGCCGATGATCGACCCTGCGGTTTCCTCGCAGTTCCAGATCAGCGACCAAGTTGTCACCCTCGATCAGTTGGGCCTCTCGGTCTACTGGAACGTGTGGGGTTCGACCAACAACCGTCAGGTCAACGCTTCCATCGAGCTTATGTTCGGCGCGGCCCCCGGCCTCACCAGCAACACGATGGCGCTGGTCATCTAAGTCTGTGTGTTCATCTCCCGCCGTGTGAGTGGACGCGGCGGGAGTTTCATTTGCTCTTACGAGCAGGGGTCACGGTTCCACTCGCCGTGGCCCTTCCTTTTTGTATTCAGTGGCGAAAATTCATCTCGGCATCATTTGCGGCAACGAAGCGGAAAACATCACCCGCTTTCTCAATAGCTTTCAGCCGCACGTTGATTCCGTTTCCGTAGTCCGCGCCTGCGGCAACCAGACGCCCGACGAGACGCTGGACATCGCCAAGGCGCGTGGCTGCATCGTGGGCGAGTATGTGAACGGCGAGACGGGCAAGGATTGGCCCCACGTCGATAACTTCGCCGCCGCCCGCAACCAGACCTTTGCCCTCGCACCCGAAGGCACGGATTGGCTCATGTGGGCCGATTGCGACGATTTGCTGACCCCTACGGGCGCGGAAGTCCTGCGGATGATACGCGAGGGGCATCCGATGGAGGGGGGCGCTATTTTTTCGCCCTACATCACCAACGCCAGCGGCAGCTACGCCCGCCGCGTTCGGTTGGTCAAAGCCAGTGCCTACAAACGCTGGATCAATGCCGTCCACGAGGACATCGAGACTCACGAAGGCACGGAAAATTCATGGTGCGCGGAAATGCAAGTCATGCATATGCCCGAAAACAACAAGCGCGGCAGCGTCACCCGCAACCGCAATATCTTGGAAAGCATCCCGCCCGAAGAGCGCACGGGGCGGGAATGGTGGTTTTTGTTTAGAGAGTGCGAGATTCAGCAGGACATCCCGACCGCGATGCACGCCGCGCTCATCGCTACCGGGCGCGACGATCTGGGCGACGAGGAAAAGTTTGTTGCCTATCAAACCATAGGCCGCTGGCTCAAGGATGTGGACGAGGCCGAGCGCCCCTTGCTGGAAGCCGTGCGCCTCATGCCGCAGCGCCGGGAAGGATATGCCGAGCTTGCCAAGCTGCACCTGGCTCGCGGCAAGGCCGACAAGGCGCTGGCCTATGCGAACGCGATGGAAGCGCAGCCCATGCCAGACGAGCCAAGCTGGACGCATGATGCTTCGCTCTACGGGTGGCGGTCGCATGACCTAAAGACGCTGGCCCTCGCCAAAGCAGGCCACACCAAGGAGGCCGAGCGACTGCGGAAAGAATGGCTCAAGCGGTTAAAGCCCCGCATTGCCGTGGGGCATCCAGCGGGCAGGGGAGCCAAGGACATCGAAGTGCGCGATTTGTGGTTGAG